TTACAAGCCAGTCCTTGCCCTCGCCATCGGTGGCCGTAACCTTGCCGATATTGCGCACAGCGTCACCCACAGACACGTCAAAGGCTTTGATGTTGGTCAGCGTCAGGCCGAAGCGAATTACGCCAGTGAAGTCGGCGCCACTACCCCCCGGCACCTCTACCAATGGCGAGTAATCCACCTGTGCGCCGGATTCGTCCAGCGTCAGCATGGAATGGTTGCCATCAACGAGCGCAACAATGGGCTTTCCGTTGTAGGTGATGCGGCCATCGCTGACGTTGAGTTTCGTGCCTGCGGGGAACTCAACGCCGCCTGCATCCCTGAGCGTCACGGTTTTGGGTGAAGTGCGCGGGTCTTGGTCGGGCTGGCCAATGAAGATGGAGCCATTCATCGGACCGCCTTCTGAGTCGAAAAACACGGGCTTATTGGTCTGAATTGGGGTCATTTTGGTTCGCCTGGTCGTTCATGACTGACAAGCCAGAGATACCCAGCGCTGCTGCAATGCCGGGGAACTCGCGCTCAATTTGGGATATAACCTTCCTGACTTCCGGTTTTGCGTCCATAGCTTCTCTTACGGCGCGCAGGCTGCCACTGTTGTCTGATATTTTTTTGATCCACTCGGAGGCGAAACCTATTCCTGGAAATTTTGCATTCAATGTCATAACGCCAAGCCGGTTTGCAAGGTCGCCAATCATATTGGTGGACCCCTTCGGGACCGCTCCAGAGGGTGGGACAAGATCCGCTGCAATTTTGTCCATTTTTTTAATCCGCTGAGCCATTCCGGGGTTGCCCTGAAATATGGCGTCTAGCTTGTCCTCACCAAGCGCTTGCAGTCGGCGCTTAAACGCTATCGGGTTAAAAGTGCGAATGCCGTCAATCTGTCGAGACTGGGTGCTAAATCCCGCGTCAATCAGGTCGAGCATGGTCGTGGATTGCAGGTTGGCAATGGCCTCTGTGCCCTTATCGCCGGACTGGCGAAGGCTCGCCATAACTTTACGCACATTCTCAACCGGCTGCGCTTTGCTTGCGAGCTTGCTGTAGACCTTGCTGCCGAAAATAACAGGCTCGGAGCTGTTGCGCTTCATGTCGGTTAGTTGGCCAGCCAGCGCCTTCGGGTTAAATTCTTCTTTCATTTGCCTGACCACCAGGCGAGCCTCGCGCAACGGGGCAATCACACTTTCAGACAGTCCCAGCCCTTGCGCAGTCTCGGCAAGATTGGCGACCTCATCATCAACCGCTTCGGTGATGGGCTGGATAAACTTACCCGTGGCGCCAGATTGATCCTGGCGGGAGATGCCCTTCAGGATCTGGTTAAATTCTTCAAAGTTTTGCAGGGATAGCGGCATAATGTCGGCAGCGTCCATTCCCTCTCGCGGCGGGACTAATCCATATTCCGCCATGGTATCCATAACCTCGTTAATCTTTCCGCCTGAAGCACGGTTAAGCCCTCTAAGCGATCTTGCATCGGGCAAAGTGCCGGTGATGCTGTCAATCATTAGGGGTAGCTCGCTAACGTCATCCACGGCACTGAGAGCCTGCGAATACAGCACGTTCTTTTGAGTTCTTAGGAGTTTTTTTCTGTCGGTCAGCGCATCTTTTATGAGGTTGCCGCTATCTTCGGGCAATGCGTCGAGGTTGACGGATTTTTCAAGGGAATCACGAATAGCGTTACTTTGGGTAAGCTTGAACTGGCGGAACTTTTCGGCTTGCTTGTCTGCGACAGACTCAAGCATTCTGTTTTCAAGAGTGCGCTGCTCAAAGCTCGCGTCGCCCTGCATTAGCTCGCCCCTGGATACCGGGATACCCTCATCGGCAAATCGGGCTGCCGTGGCAAGTTGTCGGGGATCGGTATTTGGTTTGGCGTTGCGGATTAACGCTTCGGCATCGCCGGTCAGGTCGTCAATAGACAGGCCAGCTTCGTCAAGCGCAGATTGCAGTTCAGCGGTGGGCCGTCCAGCACCGTCGAGCATGGAGCCCGATGGCATTTTGCCGGTTACTTTGCGATATAGCGAACGGCCAAGGCGACCAAGCACAGGGAAAAGAATCTCAGCGCCACTACCGACAGCAGCACCAACGCCCGCTCCCTGAACCATGTTTTGACCCGAAGCGTTAGCCAGGATTGCGCCCTCACCAGCGCCGACTGATCCCCCAGCAACAACCTGACCACCCATGCCAGCCATGCCGGGCAAGAACTTAACGCCAGCCGCAGCTCCCATTCCGAGAGGGACGAACGGCGCAGCTTGGCCGGCAATCTCGCCTGCTCCGGTTGTGTACGGTCTTTGCTCACGTAGAGCCTCCATCGCCTGAGCGTCAGATTCAGACTCCGAGTCTAGCAGACCAATACCCCGGCCAACATCATAAAACCCTTTGCCGGCGCCAATCAGGAAGGCGTCAAGCGGTCCTTGCTCTGAAGCCACTTCGTCCATAGCCTGCTTTCTGGCGGCGGCCATATCTATTTTCGGAGCTTGCGATTGAGTTGGCTGGCCGAAGTCTTCAGCAGTCGCCAATCCTGAAGAAATTGCTTTCTGCCGGATTTGGTCCTTGCTTGTCCCCTCCGGCACGCCCCTAATAATCTTTCCGTTCGGCAGCGTGACGTCCATTAAAGGTCGCTCCAGTTTACGGTCGCATCTGCTTTGCTTGAGCCGCCGCTCCCTTTAGCCATCCACTTGGCGATGTTGTTGCCAGGCGTGCCGAGGAATTGAGCAGCTTCAGAAAGGTAGTCGGCCAACTTTGTCTGACTTACTTTTTTCCGCTCCAGCCAGTCAATCAGGGCCGGCCCCTCAAGGTTCGTAGGCAGGCCGGTCTGCATGGCCATACTAAGCTCTGCCTCAGATAGAGCGCCAAACGTAACCGAGCTAACCACATCAAGGCCAAGTTCTCTTTGTAATGCCTCCAGCTCAAGCGTAGAAGACTGAAAGCTCGGGAACCTGGAAGATATTGGGCCGGATTGTGCCCCCTCTTCGCGTATTAGTCTGATCGCCTCGTCGTACTTTGGGATCGTTGACTTAATGACAGCAACTCGGTCATACGCGGCGCCGCTCTGTTTGATTGCCTGCTTAGACGCTTCTTTCGTGGCGTCAATCTCGCCCTCAGATGCCGCAACGCTTTGAGTTGTGATGGTTGACGACTGACCACCGCCAGTTCCGCTGCCGGATACCGAGGCAGGACGAAACCCGCCAAAGGCAGGGTCGAACACATGAGGGACGCCGCCGATGTTTACAGATTTCGCAGACTCGTAGCGCACTAGGTCGTTGAAGTCGCCGCTCTGGCCGTAAGCCTGCAAAGATGCCGGCGTAAAGTCTCCGGGTTGCACCTTGCCAAAGTCAGGACCGCCAGTACCGCCAAACATGGCGCCATATTCTTCCTCTGACGCAATGCCCGCATAGCCGACTCGCATGTTCTTTAGCCCCGCCTCGGGGTTTTGCTGGAACATTTGCAGGTCTGCGGCCATAGTGTTCGGCCTGCCACCGAACTGCGTTACCTGGCTAATGCCGTCTTGCAGATGCCGCCCTGCGTTCTGCGGATCAGACAGCGCTTTTCGATAGGCTTCTTTGGCGACCTGTTTTGTCTGGTCATTCGTGAAGCCAAACATATCGGTCATGGTTTTGGCGATCTCAGGGAACTGAATCACCGCCTCACGAATCTTTCGAGGGTCGCCCGACTGCATAGCTTCGGTTGCCGCTTTCTTTGCCGCCTCCTGATACGCTTGCTGGTCTTGCTTTTGTCGGTAGTCGCCAATCATGGCCGCGCCTTCGCGCCATCCGCTGCCGTAGTCTGCGGGCTGAACGTAAAACTCACGATTGGCCATTAGCTGCCCCCGAACGCGCTGGCGATGTTAGCCGCAAGCATACTGAAGAAATCCCCGTCCATTTCACCTTCGCCACCTATGGGGTCTTGTCCCATGCTGGAGGCGTCAACCCGGCCAGGCTGCTGCGGTGCGCCGGGGGTCTGCGATGCGAAGGCATTTGGCTGTTGTGGTTGCTGGTTCAGGCCCATTAAGCCTGAAAGCCGCTTGTCTGGGTTTTCGCTCCCTCCACCGTTCCAGTCGTATTTCGCCGGCTCAACATAGAACTGGTTATTCTGCATGCTGATTCCCCATTGTGCGGTAGTCCACCGTCAGATAGCCGTCACGCTCGCCAACCAGGTCGGGCTGTGTCAGATTAACCAGGTCGGCAATCACGCCCTCAGAGCTTCCAGAGAGGCCGAGAGCGCGGGCTGTGTCGTTCCAGTCCCATGTGAACCAGCTATGGCCGAAGCGTTCACCGGCTGGTTGAATGTTGTCTTTTAGGCGAACGTCAGAGAATGCAGCCGCGCCCATCTTGACCAGCCCCATTGTTTCATCGAAAGCCGCTTGCTTGCCGGCAATACTGGACTGGGCTGCGCCGATGGTGCCCTGGCGCTGAGTCTGGCCAATGCCCGCCATTCCGCTTGCGATCTGATTTGCGTTTGAGGGCAGGCTGGCAAGACCCTGGAGCCCTCCCATTGCGTTCTGGTAAGCGGATAGGGTATTCATGCGCTGATTGTCGGCCAGCATCATATCAGTGCCGCCTGATCGCAATGCGCCGGTAGCGGACTGGTTGCGAAGAATGGCCTCTTCCTGTTGTGGAAGCTGGCCAATGGTTGCCTGGAATAGCGGATTCGCTTGCAGATTCTGGTCAGCGTTTGGATCGCCGCCTTCAAGGCCATAAAACCCGCCAAGCTGAGTTAGTGCGCCTTCACGGAATTGCTGCGGTAGCGCCTCACGCTCTTTCATGTAAGCAAGGGCTTCGCGCTGTGCGGCTACCTGCTGCGCTGTGCCAGATTCAACGGCTCTTGCGCCCTGCTGGGAGTCCGTAAGGCCGAGCCCGTCCGTAACTTTTGAAACAATGTTGCCCATTATCTTGCCCTCGCATAAACCGTTGTGTCGTCAATTTCAGCCACGGGAATAAAGCCCGTTTTCTCGATGAGCCTGCCCACACTTGCGCGGCCCACCTGCGCCAGAACCATCTCGCACCAATCAAACAGCCAGAAAGCGAAACGCACAAACCCGTCAACGGCTTCTTTGATGTGGCGCAATCCTCGCTTGTCGCTTGCAAAATGGCAGGATGCGGCATTGCCCCGGCGTGAAGCTGAGAACAGAACTTTGCAGTCCTTCCGATTCCAGCGGAATATCATATGGTTTTCGTTGGTAGGCAGGCCCATTAGGTCGCCAGAGTAGGGGGTGAACTCTAAAGAGCTATCCATCCGGTTAGGCTCCCTGGCGTTGGGTTGAACCACAAGGCATTAGATGCCGTGTTGACGTACATCCCGTTGATGTTAGCCGCGTATACGCCGTTAGGGTCGGTCGTGGCGCCCCGCTGGGGTGATAGCTCAAGCAACCGGCCCATATAGTCGTCAATCATGAATTTAGGCCAGCCAAGGCGCTCAAGGTCGGCGTAACTGACAGCGCTATCTTGTCGCATCATCCTGCCTCATCTATTTCTACCCCTGTAATGCTGAACACTCCGGCGCTCTTGCCCCTGATGCGCATCCCGAACCATCGCGGATAGTCGCCCAGCCTGCGGGCAATGATGCGTTTTTGATAATCGCCACGGTTGCCGCGATACATCAGCACTTCAGGCCCGTAAAGCACGCCGTCTTTAGTGGTGGACACGAACACAACGTCATCAATGACCGTGCTGTGACCGGGCGCCGTGACGAGTTCAGCGGCCATGACAGTGGTGCCGGCGCGAACAATTGGCGTTGTGCATGACCATTCCACGGTTTCGCCATATTGAGTGCATAGCGATTGATCCAGCTTGCCAATGCGCCCATCCTGCTTATCGCCGTACACCCAGCCAGATGCTTTGTCGTCAATGTTACGCGGATCATAAACGCCGTTCACGCCGCGCCAAGGTGACTCGCCGCTGCTCCACTGATACCAGATGTTCTCGCCCAGAGTTTGACTGAGACTCACGTCATAGATCAGCGTGTGCCTTGGCAGGTGGCAGATAACCAGCCCCTGGTCGCGGGTGTCCCGGTATTCGATCTGAATATTGGCCAACTCAAAATCCGAATAGCCGTCAATGACAGAATCAATTTCTTTTGTCGAAATGCTTTGGTAGCTGTTGGTCAGCATGTAGAAGCCGGGGCTGTATTCTTTGCCGCCGCCAAACACTACGAAGCGGCTATCACCGATACTGGCCTTGGCGTGGGTGCCAACAATGCCAATCGGGATTGCAGCGTTGGGTATGCGGGCAAACGGGAACTGCGGCCCTGCGTTGTTGTAGAAGCGCTCAGTGGTGTATCGGTTGAATACCATCAACTTATTGTCGGTGGATTTCTCAATACCAACAATTTCATCCGGCGCAAAGTCAGACCCGGCACGCTGGTTTCCGCCAAACGTGGTTTCACCTGAGCCGCTGAGCGTGGTATTCCATAGATTCTCGCCGTCAGTGAAGATGTAATAGCCATCAATCCAGCACAAGTCTATGAAGTTTCCTGCGCCTGCGGGTTTGGTGACTTTTGCCACGGTCACATCACCGTCATAGCGGTAATAATCACCGCCTGACACGATAGCAACGGAGTTGAAACTGTTATCCATAGCGACCTGGCCGGGGCCACCGATAGCAGGCCCGGTGATTTCAGTGACTTCACCGAACTGGCCCACTTGAATCAGTTTATCGCCTGACACTCGGACGTGCTTACGGAAGCGGTCAGACCACAATCCGCCGCGATCTATGCCAATGCCCGCCCCGAACTGAGTAAGTCCATCAGCGGTGCGGAGGTAGCCTGTCCACGAGCCCACGGCTTGAGAGAAGCCCACCATGTTTGCAGGCAGCGTGTCACGCCATTCGGCGTCACCATCAACCCGCGTACCTTTGATAAGCGGCAGTTTCATGGCGTTACCGGCGTGTCGTTTTCGTCAGAAAGGAAGTCGTTATGAGTAATCACCCGCTCATAGGGGTGGTAATACTTGGCGCCATAAAGGCCGTGATTGCCCTGGCCCCTCGGGAACCGGCCCGGATACTGCACCGGCTCAGCTTCAGCGGTACGGTTTGCGATGGTCTGCATTCCCATGCTGGCATTGCGCGGAATCGCCGGATGGATCATCTTTTCAAAATAGGGGGCTACGTACATTGCGACGGAATTGGTGACGCCCATGACGGCCCAGCCAGGTATACCGGAGTCCTCAGTAGCCTGCGGCTCGCCATCGGACACGATATAGCCGATACGCCTGCCCACGGCGTTGTTGGCCAGAATCCAATCTTCCATATACTTCAGCGTGTCCTGAGTCTCGCCGGGGTCTGCCTCTGCAAACCGCGAATTGACGCCGATTAGCTTCAGCACTCTTGATGCCAGTTCGCCCTTGGTCATTTCTCACCCGCTGGTTTAGGGGCCAAAAGAAAGGGGGCTTTCGCCCCCTGTCTCGTTATGCCGGTACGTAAATGGCGTTACCGTTACGGCTCGGGTCTTTGTTGACCAGGCCATACCAGGTGAACAGACGAACACGGCAGTTCAGGGTGTCCAGCTTGGCGTCATAAGCCATGTACAGCTTAATGCCGTTGTCCAGGGTTTCGCTAGTCACTTTCATGCCATCAAACTCGTTCAACACGTCCAGGTTGCCGTCAGCGTTCACGAAGCCAACAGAGTCATCAGCCCAGAAGCTGTTCGCCTGCCCGCCCGTTACGTTGACCTTGGCCACTGACATGCCGGACACAATCGCCGTGCTGATATTGGCGTAAGCGGCCTGCGATGCAGTGATACCAGACTGGTTTGCGGCAATCGGCTTGGGGTAAATGGTCAGGGCGTTGGTGGCTTTTGCGATAACACGGAAGGTCATCAACTGGCCAGTATCGGTCTTGTCCATCAAACCCAACGCTTTCACGCCGGCGAAGGTAATAACATCACCCACTTGGTAGTTGGCGCCAGAGGTCAGATTGACCGTGCCGTAACGGTAATCAATGTTCTGGATAGATCCGCCCACTTCCTTAAAGCCTTCAGGCACTTCAACCACGTTAGCGGACACTGTGCTGGCTGCGCCCGCTTGGGTCGGGATGGTGCCGTAGGTCGGAGCCTCAAACACATCAAAGCCGGCCACGTTCTTGCCAATCTGGCCAGTTCCGTACGCCTGTTCAGGGCGACCGGACAGATCAGAGCGTGACGCAAGGTCAGAGCCCATGACTTGATAGGTGCGCGGGTTAAGGAAAAAACTGGAGCCCATATCACGATACGCCTGGCGCTCAGACATCAGCGTTGACGCCTCGGATACGAAGTCAAAACCTGCTTTGCCAGACTCGTAGTACATGGTGCCAGTATTGGCTACCAGGTTGGCAGCACGAAGGTTGGCATCTGAGCTCAATTTACGAGAACCGGCCATGGCGCGGCGTTTCATAAAGGTGGTATCGCGCAATTCCTCGGCACGAAGGGTAAACCAATCGTTCCGCGGCGCTTCCACGTTCAGCGGATAGGTCTGCTCGATGATGTTGCCTGGGGTTGTGCCGGACAGGTCAAAGCCGGATACAATCGGCGCCTGCTGCTCAACACTCTTCCAGTACACGTTGTTGGCGTTTTGCAGATCCACGCCGGGTTGAGTGTCAATGCCCATGCGTGACGCATAAACAAAGCTGTCGTTCATTTGCTTACAGGCTTCGTCGTAGAAGGCCAGGATATTCTTAGCTGTTTGATTAGCCATGTCTTAATACCTATGTGAGCTTAACCCCTCGCGCATCCGCTTGTTTCTGAATGTCTCGCATGGCTTTCAGGTCGCTGGTATTGGATGCCTTATCAAAAGCATCTTGTAGCTTCCGGCTGGAGGCTGGCGACCCATCACCACGCAATGATTCATCGGGTGCAGGGGCTTTGCTGATTCGTTTGGAGTGTTTCGGTTTCAATTTCTCAGCCAGTCGCGTCATGTGGGCGATTGCCTTAAACCCGTTGGGGTCGTCTGTTAGCAACTGCTTAATCTGCGTCATGGCGTTTTCGTTTGTGCCGATGTAGTAAGCGACCCGCTCACCACCATCTCCGACTGAATCCAACAAGTAAGCTAAAGAGCCTTCAATGTTCGTGGCTCCGTCTACCTCGTCAGTGGCGCGGTTGAGTGCATCAGCTACACGGTCAACACTGACCCGGTTATCTGTCGCAAACTGCGCCGCCCGCTTTGCCAGCCCTTCGGTCTTAGACCGCATGGATTTGGCGTACTCATCATTTTGCTGAACCCGCTGATTGTTCGATTCGTCAATGCGCCTGCACTCGTTAACCCACTTCTGGTAAGCCGTCCCGTATTGCTCGGCTGTATCCACCCCGTTCTCATATAGCAACGGTACACGCGGGTATTGCGCGTCAGGTGCCTGCTGTTGGCGCTGCGGCTGCGACTGGCCGGTGTTCATGGCCTTCTGCATATCCGCAATCTGCGCTTTTAGCTCGTCCACTTCCGTAGACGCCTGTTGACGTTTCTTGCGCTCTTTGGTCAGCTTATGAATCAGCGCCTCTTCTGCGCTAGGCTTCTGTCGGTCGGGTTCTGACTCCCCGTCTAGCTCAAGCTCAAAATCATCCGACTCGCCCTCATCTTCAGCTTCGGCGCCATCTTCCTCAGAACTGCCTTCGTCGGCTTCACCCGCTTCTAGCTCATCCTGAATTTCCGGCTCGTCCGCCTTGGTGGTGGCTGTGTCGTCTTCTTCGGCTAAAGCTCGTAATTCTTTCAGTGACATAAAGTTGACGCCTTTATTTGCGTATATTCGGTATCCGCCGAACTCGGATCAGGGTGTTCGCCCTGCTCGATTGTGAAACATTATAACATTACGTGAAGGGTTATAGAATTAGTTGGAGCGCATACCTGCCGGCATCATGGCCTGCTGAAGCTTTTGCAGGTTGTCCAGTTCGGTGCCCTGTATCTCTGCACTGACTTTGCTGGACTCGACGCCGTACTTCTTGGCCTTGGCCATCGCATCCAGTCGCTTCGTTTCAGCGTTGTAAGCGTCCACCTGGCTCTGCACTTGATTGTGCTGCCCATCCATCTGAACCTTGGCCATATCGGCTTCTGCCTTGGCCTGCTCTGCCATCGCCAGCATCATGTTGGCGTCTGGCTCTTGATTATTCTGTTGCTGCTGGGCTTCCTGAAGCATCTGCCTTTCTTCGTCTGTGTCAGGCTCCATGATCCCCTGCATGATTAGCTTCTTGCGTGCGTAAGCTTTCAGGTGGTCGGTCTTTGGCCCATCCATCAGCGTGAAGTAAGTCAACAGCGCCATTTCGCCTTCTGGCGTGCCTGCCAGTGCTGTGTAAAGTTCGCGCATTTCGGTACGGGCTTCGTCTTTCTGTGATTGGAAATTCGGCCCCACGTCCGCATAGACGTTGAACTTTCCCTTAGTTATGTCGTTCAGCGTGACTTCTTCGCCGGTTTCCTCATCGAATACCGTCTCCATAACGCTAACAGACGATTCAGTGCCGTCCGGCTGCGTGGTGATAGCTTCGCGCGGCACGTCATACAGTTCTGCGGCCATGGATGCGTAAACACGGCCTGCTTGCTTCATGGCCAGCGCGAAGCTGTTCTGGTACAGAAAGGTTTCCATGTTCTGCGCGGATTGCGCGGAATTGATTTGACCCTCTGTTACCTGGCCGCTCATCATCTGATCTTGCGACAATGCGCCGCCCGTTACGTCATCCACGGAGCGCCGGGTAAACTCCAGCAGTGCGGCTGCGGACTGGGGTATCTGTGGCGGCTCAACGTAGGATGCCGGCCCTTGAGGGTACGGCAGGCCGGTGATGGGGCTCTGCTCGTTCAGGTACAAATACGGCAGATTGTTGTCGGCACCAGATGTCGAGTGCATCCACTCAAAGCCCTGTATCTGGCCGGGGAAATACAGCGGCTTCTGGCGCGGCCCTTTGGCTACGATGTCGGCCATATACGACATAGTGAAGTTATGCAGGCGCTGCCCGTCCTGCGCGTCGTGATAGATGCCCCGCCATAGCTCGCGGCCTTCAACGCGGCTCCAATCGCCGTAAATCGGGACAACGGGGATATGTTCGCCGGGTATGCGCTGCTTCTTCAGCACCTTCTCGCCGGTCACAATCTCTTTAGTGACTACCCAGCGGTCTTTCATCTTTTCGCCAATCTTGACGAACCCGGCGCCCTCCATTTCATCAATCACGTCTTTGACTTCGCGCTGATAAACGGCTTTGGTCTGACCCAGCGGATCTTCAAAGATCAGCACGCGCTCGCGCTTTTTCTCTTTGCTGTAAAACTCGGCTACCTTGATTTCGTCAGACTTTGAGCGCCAGAACAGAGTATTGCTGCGCTCCGGCGACTTGAACGGCGTCGGCTCTTTGTTGGCCTCGTAATCAATGCCCATCTCGTCCGCGAAACGCTCCCAGCCCTTCTTAGTGAACGTGGTGATAATGGCGCACCAGCGGGCGTCTGACTTGTCTTTTTTCTTCGCGTTGCTGTCAAAATAGACGACGTTGTTGGCTTCGTTGATTGGCTCAGCAATGATCCGCTGATAGTTGTTCATATCGTCGAACTTGGATTCGTACTCTGTGACAAAGCGAAACGCGCCAAAGCCGCAATCAACCTGGTCTTGCAGTGCGGTCTCTATGGCCTCTTCTGAGCGCAGCATATCGGTACGGTACATACCGGTCAGGGTTTCGGCTGCATCCTCGTCAGCGCCATCTTCAGCCCGAAAGCTGATACCCACTGGGTTGGACCATAGCTCGCCCAATATCCGGTTGCGTCGTGACTTGATAATATCGAACGTGCCGCGAAATTCGGTTTGTACGTCCGCGCCAATGTCGTCATCCCATTGGGATATGCGACCAAACACCAGCATATCGCCCGCCTCTTCGCGGGTTGCGCTGGTGCTGGCTTCCGCGTCATCAACGAGTTCTTTGATTTCTTCCAGTTCCATTGCGTTGGCCCATGGGTTTGATGGCGGGAGGAATAAAAATGGCTTGAGCAATCTTGTCCGGCACTGCGAGACACATCATCACGGCGTCGGCCATATTCGGCGACTCAATTTTCAGCGCCTTCATGTCAATTTTGCTCATTATCTGAATCTTGCCCGTGCCGTTCGGCTTTTTTGGTATCCGGCATAACTCGGACTTCAGCCCGCTCATTTCTTTGATTTCGGAGGAAAAGCTCACAAGGGTGTCAGGGTCGTGATACTCGCCTTTGACCACTGCCCTATACGTTCGGTACATGCAGTCGGCCAAGTGGACGTATGCCTGCGCTCGGCGGTTCTTGAATGCGTCCCGGTTGCTGATTGGCTTGGCACTGTTGTCGTCAATCAGCTGATACATGGCGTCCGGCTTATCGACACCTGCGGAGCCTCTGAAAAGTTCCTGCCGCATGGCCTGGCCGGTGAGGTTATCCGCCACCTGGCGACGAAGGCCAAGGCCCAGACCGTCAGCGTCCCAGATGAAATCCTGCGCCTGCATCTGGATTGCGTAATCTGTTGCCCAGTCGCAGCCCTCAGACACATCGCCAAAGCTCCGCGCTTGTACGTCGAAGAACACGCAGCCGTGGCGATAAGCCAGACCCTTGTCGTCGGCGCCGTTGTCGCTCGGGTCGTGGCTCACCACCTTGCGGCCTGCGGGCTTAAACCCTAATTTTACGTGGGCATCAATGCAGGCATCAAACCACTCGGGCTGGATGATCGCGTCATCCACGGCCTCCAGGTACTTGCCAAGCCATTTGTGTTCGTACTGCTGCCGCGTCATGTGCTCAAAATCAGACGCTCGCTCGGTTTCAAGGCCAGATGCCAGGAACCACTCCCGCGGCATATCGTTGTAATTGGCCTCGATGACAATTAATTCGTCGTCTTCGTAATACTGGTGCCGCTCAAGGTCACGCTCAGCCCTCGCCAGGTACTTCTTGCTGATAGGGTCGGATCGGCTGCCCCGGTTCATCGTGATCCAGATTTCAGGCGTCTTCATTTCTGATAGCGGAATGCCTGCGGCCACCGCTGCGTCAAAGTCGGCGGCTGTGGCTCGTGTGGAGGCTGTCATGATGCGCAAGGTGTCTTCGCTTAACCCTTCGCCCTCTTCTACCCATAAGCCATCAACGCCGGACAGAATGCCCTTGAGTGACAGGATGTTTCGGGCTAGGCCCCGGTAAAAGATCCGCCCGCCTGATTGGTGAGACATATCGGTGCGGCTGAACTCAAAGCCTGGAATATCGAGCCGTTGGATCTCGTCTTGCAGTGTGCGGTGTACCGACTCATCAATGGAGTTTTGAAACTCTCGCCCACCACACCAGAGTTGGCCGGCTGTCATGCAAGCGGCAACGTAATCTGCTACAAAGGTGGTTTTGGTGGATGCGCGACCACCCAGGATAATCTTGACGCGCTTTCGTTTTTTAATCAGCGCCTGGAATTTATCCAGGCACTTAATCTGAATCTGCATTGACGCCTGTGAAGTTGAACGTGACGGCGTTTTGGATTGGCCCGCCACCGGGACCGGCGTGTTCGTGCTTGTCGGTGAATAGCTTCAAGTGCTTACCTATCAGCTCGTACCCCTTGAGCGCGTTTGATGCGTCGTATTTGTATGCCGGGGCAATTAGGCCGTCGTCCGTTTCGATCATTACAAGCTCGCCAGAACGGTCTCTAACCGGCTCCCCTTGCTCGCATCGGGATATGTTCTTCATGATGCCGTTGAGCACAAAGTCGGCGCTGATCTCTGTGCGCTTTGACCGCTCATTCATGCGCTTCTGGATAGCCTCGGCAACCCAAGTTTTTCCAAGTAGCTCAGGGCCAATCCTGCTCGCGGTTTTCTCGCTATAGCCTGCTCTGACTGCGGCGTGGCAAGCGTTTAGGTCAACAAGGTACTCGCCCACAAAAAGCGACTGCCTTGCGGTTAGCTTTTTCATCATGGTGTCTCAACGAATATCCGAACCCGCATACCGGTCTTCGGATGCCTGCCACTCCATTGCCATGTTTTTGGCGCAACGGTAGTGGGCACGAAGAATGGCCAGTCACCCTCTGGGACAACGGTCACTTCGCCTTTGGTTCGGTAGTTGATGCCGATTACTTCACCTGCGCCCACGTCGTTAATGGCTCGCAGTTGAACTGAATACGTGGTGCTGGCAGTCAGGCCAGTAAACTCAAGCGGGCTAGTGGCCGCTGTCCATGTTGACCCATCTGATGAATACTCAAAGCCGTTAGAATCTGTTTCGCTGTACGAGAACGTGATTTCTGCTGCGGTCTGAGTTGTGACGGGGAACAGCGCCGTTATCGCGCCTTGCGGAACCGTTGGCTCGGCAGGTATCGCATCCGTCGTAAACGAAAACGACGCACTAGCCCCGCTGCCCACCGAATTTGTAGCCCTTAACGCTCCACTGAACGGCGTATCATCTGCCAGGCTTGTCAGCGAGATAGTGCCGGTAAACGTTACCCAGTCGCCGGAGTTGATCGAATATTGATAGCTGGCTGCATCAGTCAGGCTGTAGCTGGGCGTCAGGCTCGCAGTGGTCTCGCCGATTGTAATTGTGCCGATGGTCCAGGTGCCTTGTGGAACCTCTGTATTCTCATCAGGCAGAGAATCCAGCGAGCCAGTTGTAATCGTGCGCTGAAACATAGCGCCGGCGTTGTTGATGTAATAATAATCAAACGCGCCTTCAGCCGGACCGGACCAATTTAATTGGGGGTCGAATGCGCCTTCTGCGGTAAACGTCAGAACCTGCTCGCCAGTTTCAGGCGGGCTGCTCCATCCATCAGTCAGGTATTCGTCTACTGGCTCCTGCACAATCGTTAGCGTCATATTGGCGGGCGGCGCGTAGGTCGCAGTGCCTGTGCCCACTTCGGGTATCGCCGCCAACACCACTTCAGCGCTAGACAATATATTCGACTGATTGCCCGCATCGTCCTCGTGCATCGCGTGAATACGATACGTGCCCGTCGCAAGCGTTAGCGTTAGGGACTGCTCGCCGGTTGCGGATACAGCTTGGCTGCCCTGGGCTCCAGCTTTGATTGCTGCGGCTGTCTCGGTTGCACTGCCGGATGCAAAGAAATACGCCGTGCCGTTGTCTTCGTCTGTGCTAAAGGCCACGTCGATTGTGTCAGGGTCAGTCCCCGCAGCGGTCAACGCCGAGATGATAGGCGCGGTGGTGTCAGCCGTGGTTATCACAAAACTCAACGACTCGATAACGCCCGCCGGGGTGATGTGATTCAGCGTGTACGTGCCGTCGGGGCCAGTGATTACGCCGTCATTGCCAATCGTCAGCGCGTCTGGGCCTTCGATCTGACTGCCAGCCGTGGGCGTAGTAGCGAATGTCGCGCTACCGGTCCATGACGTTAGCGATACAAATTGACGCCCTGTTGCTGGGGCGTAAGTTGCCGTGACGGTAGCTGATTCAGCCGCTTCGCCGATTTCGTAACTAGCCGCCTGAATATTGCCAGTCGGTGAAATATACGTCAGCGCATACGTGCCATCCGAGCCAGTCACAACCCCGTCTGCGCCCATCGTGAGCGCGTCTGGCCCTTCGATCTGTCCATCTGCCACTGGTGTCGGTGAGAATGCCGCGTCACCTGCCCAACTTGTTAGGGTGACAAACTTTCTCCCCGCTGCCGGTGAGTAGGTGACATCGACGGTAGCCATCAGGTGGACAGCTCAATAGTTACATCGCCGAACAACAGTGACGTGCCCGCAGTGACCGCTTCGGCAAGGGTTGGCATTGTGCCCACGGCTGTGTATGGCCCTGAGCCGCTGATTGTGACAGGAACCGTGATGGTGCTGCCTTGGCTGTCGGTGAGCGTGGCCGGTGATACTGGGGTTGAGGCGTAGTTGGTTGCGGTTAGGGTGAACTCTTCGCCGGGTTGCAGGGTGTCGGTGGTGGTGACTGTTGGAACGGGCTCAGGCGCTGCTTTTAGCGCAATAGTGACCGAGTTGTAATCAGAATAGTTTCCTGCCGTTAAGTCGCCAGGACTTTCAGCCGAGGAAGCTCCTTGCTTATGCCCAACAAGTAGGCCAACGCCCCGGCCACCGGCATTTACGCCCGATACGCCAGCCAGGCTCGTGTAGCCAGTTACAGGGGTATTGAAAAGCTTATTACTTCGTCCGTTAGCTCCGATGACTAAATACAGTGTGTCTTCAGTCCAGGACGGTGTGACTGTCGGCGCAGTTACAGAAGTTACACTAAAAGATCCATCTTGCTCAAATACGGTAGCATACTCAATGTCTGCCCACTCCGAAGCTCTTAGTACATATCCATAGGATGTTGCTTCACCTTGCTCCGCTGACAGAGCTACGGTGGACTCACCACCCGTCGAAGTTTTTTCAAACACAGACAGAGTGATTTTGTCATTTCTGTTCATTACCCCGACAGACCACCCGGCAGGAGTTTCAAAATTTCCGGCTCCGGTTTCAGAATACGCGGCAATGATAAGAAGAAGTTTTTCGCCTGCAATAGCACCTGAAGGAACGCTAAAGGTGTGGGTCTTCACACCTACCCCACCAATTCCTCCCAAAATGCCGGCTACGTTTGGATTACTCATAGAAACCTTCCAAATAAAATTTTGCTGTTTAGACCTGCGGCATTGACACCCACGACATCTCTTCCGGCAAGCTCAGGTAGATTTGCACCTCGTCGATTGCATACCACTCTTGCAACTTCATTTCGTCGGTGATTTCTGCCCCGTCTTGCCCAGAAAACCAAGCATCGTTACCACCCAATTTAACTAGCCTGAAATCTTCGTAGCCAACAGCGCCGTTTTGACGCCACGGCATTTTAAGGTTTCGGTGAATTAACTGGTCGTCTACCCATTGCACAAACTTGCCGTCTTGCTCGCCCGCTGCTGAGTTCATTTCCATGTAGAACTCCATTTTGTGCCAAGCAGAGCCCATGAACTCACTGTGTTCGGTGATGCTCCCGTCAAGGGTCATGACCGAATTATCAATCGCACTTCTCAATTGGGGGTAGTTGTCTGGGGTGCCGTTGTTATCGAGGTCATGGCTGTCAACGCGCCAATCAAGCGGGCTGTCTCCCCCAGTGCCAATCTGTCGGGTGCCAACCATCGGCGGGTTTGTCCACCCAAACTCTGACGATCTTCTGGAAATGAAATTCCTCGATCCATATGAATTTCCTTGAAAATCCCAGATGGCTCCTGGCCGCAAGCTGCTGGAGTTCCAGATGTTCTCATTCATGTCCGCGCCTTGGACTCGGAATATTTTAGTCTGTCCGCGATTTGTCCATCCGGGTTGATACCGTATCCAAAACCGCACAAATACACTTTTTGTCCCTTCTGGTAGAAATTTGCATAGGATCTTATCCCCCCACCAAGCTGACGATTCTCGTGCAGAACGATATGCAACAAGGGCTTTGCCAGTGCCGGAGCGCGTAAATTCTGAGCCAGCCTTTACATAAAGCGGCTCAAAGCCGTCTGAATACTCTGCGCCACGGGAAGGCGACCACCCCGATGTTGTTCTGGCTGCATCCCATCCTGCTGGTAATGTATCTCCAGCGGCAGCATAGGCTTCACCGGGGGCAATCGTTGCATCCCAGTCCGCCTGATCGTTAAAATTGTCTTGGAAAAACAGACCAACCGGAGCAGCCCCACCTCCCGTATCATCCCCAGCCCGAAACCCACCACGCGCAGACGCCAGTGTATTAATCAGCGGCGCAACGCGGCCTTTGATCGTCGCCGGGGTGCGGCCTTCGATTGTGATGTTCGCGGGGATTCCGGGCATTATTGAACTCCAAGGGCGTCAACCAGGCCGTTATGCCGAGTCGAACAATCGTGATATTGGGAAGCCCATTCGCGCATGGTCAGCACAACGTCTTTACCTGTGCCGTCAGTCAGCAGCGGTAGGGTTTGCGGGCATTTGATCGTTAGATTCGCGGGCAACACCACTGGCGGCATCGTTGAGCAAGCTGATAGCGTCAGGAGCAAGACACACGCGCTGATAAATCGGTTTTTGAATTTCACGAATTACTCCCCGGTCTATCACGCGCTCGTTCGCTCTAAGCTCGCCCAGCCGCTTTTCAACTAGCTGTGACACTTCGGCCTGGCCCGCTCTGATTTCGTCGGCTAGGGCTTGCTGTGCAGTGATTGCGATGAGTTCTTTGCTGTCTTCAAACCAGCCTCGGGCCAGCCAACCGCCTGCGGTTAATCCGGCGACTGCGACAAGGGCGATTGCGGGCTTGGCGTAAGGGATCATTTGCGCACCTTGGCGAACGCTTCAGCCGCGTTGTTGGTGTAGTAAGCCGCAACGATGAAGCCGAGAATCCAGCATAATCCCTCAACCAACGGCAGCATTGGCTCAGGGATTTTTCCGGTCAGGGCGCAGATAAGGCTCACGATGATTGCGGTTAAGCAGGCGTAAGCCATTGTCCTGCGGTGGAACCAATACTGGCTGGGATTCGGATGCTCACTCATAGCACTATCGCGCCGTTAAATAGTTTCGTGACAACTTGGCCGGTTGCGCATTTGTGGCGCGAATACAGTTCAAGCTGATTAACCTCCGGCACCAATATCCACGGCCCATAGGTCTGCCGCCCTGTTAGCCGGCTGGGCACTTGAGCATTAGGCAGCCCATCAAAGGCAATCGAAACAAACTGGCTGCCGGAGTAGCCGATGACTTCCACAAACTCGCACGGTCGAACTTTGTCAAAGGTGCCGCTTATGCGCAGCCTTCCACCGGCCTCATTCTTTGCGCTGGTAATTTCAAAACCCTTAACAACCGGGAATACAGCTGGCTCAAATTTCTTAAAGCCAGCCCACAAGGCGCTCACAATCGCAACGTAAAGTGCATATCGCGTGAATTTGCCCATGTTAGGGCGCCTGCGGTTTTCACACTCATAAGCTTTTGAGAATAAAGCGCGCATTTATCTGCCCACTATGTGAAGTACAAAACGAACAAGGCTATCCCACAAAAGGGACACTGTGCCGGCGACTGCGGCAATCCAGATAGCGCCAATTCGAGCTGAAGCCCATACCCACTTCATGCGTCGGTCTGCTTCCAGCACTTCGCGCAAGTCTCGCAACTCGGCATCCGTTAAAGGTCGCTCATGGTGCTGTTGATCTTGCGGTTCGAGCCGCCGCCTTTCGTCATCCACTAATAGCTCCAAATCCACGGACGCGGGCGACTGGTCGCGTGTGGCAGGTCGTCAAGATGAATAAATCTGCTGTCGCCGGACTGCTTCACACCGATGCCCGTAAAGCCATGTTTTAGCGCCATCTCAATCAGCTTCAAGGCATCCCCGCCACGAATGGTTACATCACACGCATGGCCGGTACTGTGAGCGCCTGGCTCGGCTTTGGCGGCTTCAATCGGGTGGGTCCTGTGTCGAAACCCGCTGCTAATCACCATCGCTTTGCCGTAATCGGTGCGCAGTGCTTGCAGTCGCTCCATGAACCCGGCATTCATCCCAAGCTGGCCAGTATGCTTACAACGAAACTCTCCGGCGCTGAAGTTTGGGTAGTTGTGCCAGTTCATACGGGCCTCGATATAGGGTTGCCCGCCAGGTTATGGCGTACCGGTTTACCTGACAT